AGCGCGTCTCATGGCGCAGCCCTATGACCTCCGCCTCGATCTTCTGCGCCTGCGTCATCTTGTCCACGGAGGTGCCGATGGAGGCAGCGTATTCCCTCCACATGACGCTGACGTTCTTGGTCACGCCGGCGTTGTCAACCAGGATGCTGTTTTCGTTCTTCAAGCCTTCAGTCGCCGTCACAACCGCTTGAGCCAAGCCCAAAGAAGCCTGACGGCCAAAGGCCGCGGCGTCTTTTAATTGGACGATGGCGTTGGTGGCCTGCTCGATGTTGTACCCGCGCGACAGCAGGTTCTTAAAGGCCGTGGACGCGCTGGCCACATCCATGAAGGCGTCGGTCACGGTATCAAGCGCCTGGGTCATCTGGGCGCTGGAGATACCCTGCCCTTTGGCTACGCTGTTCACGCCGATGAGCGCCGCCTGGTAGCGGTTCATGGCCTTAATGCCTGTGTCGATGGCACCAACTATGGCGGCAAAGGCCTTAGTGGCCGCAGCGGCCATGGTGACAGCGGCAGCAGCCTGGGTGGCAGCGCTTGCCTGCGCGCTTTCACCCATCTTGGTGTAGCTTCTGTCAATGCCCGACCCGGACTGCTGCACCTTGGCCTGGGTCTGCCCCATGGCAGCCTCAAGCTGGGATAAGCCCTCCTGGACGCCGGCTGCGTCAGCCCTAATCCGTAAAACGATGCTGCCTACATCCAGCTCGGCCATGCGTCACTCCTCCTAATCAAGTTCATCCGCGTACACCTCGCGGTATTCCTCATCCCTGTCCTTGTCCGACTTGTGCATGTCCGCGTAGGCGTCCAACACCAGAAGCAGCTCATCCAGGTAGTAGTGGTCCAGCATTTCGCGCTTGGTGATTCCAACCGCCTGACAGGATGCGGTTAATCTCTGGAGCCAGTATCTGCCGTCGTCTTTTGTAGCAGCTGCTGGGCTGCGCTCCGCGCGGTCGTAAAAAAATCGGTCAGGTCATTCAGTGCCCAAAACGCCTTCACCACCGCGGTCATTTCACTGGGCGTCAGCTCCTCCCAGGCCGGGTTGTCCTGCGCGCCAACGATCTCCCGGAGGATCTCCACCAGCTTGCGCGGCAGCAGCCCGAACAGGCGCACCGCCATAGCCTTGAGCCCGTCTGGCGTCAATTTGGTCAGGTCGTCCAGGATGCCCCTGGGCGTTTGTCCAGGGAAGGCCGCTTCCAGCAGCTCGGTCACCATGCCGCCGGCGCGGTCCATCACCTCAAAGTAACGGCCGACCGGTTGCTTTTTAATCTCAATGCCATGCACCACCTGCGGCCTGGGCCGGCTGATGCTCACGGTATTTTTTCTCATTTTCTCAAACACAGGTTTCCTCCCTTGATTTGAAGGGGGCAGGGGGTTTATCCCTGCCCCCGGGCGTTAGGTCACGGCCCCGCGGGGGTCAGGTCGACGGCGTCGATAGTGTCCAGCCAGGAGAGGGTAACGGAGGAGGCGTTCGTGTCCTTGGTCACGCGCAGCATCTGTTTGGTCTCCGCAGGGGAGGCTTCCGTGTCGATGATGGGGCGTGGGGTGCAGCTGAAGGTCAGCTGGTACTGGTTCACCTCGTTGCCGGTGTCCAGCTTCGTGCGCAGGTCGACCTTCGCGCTCATCAACTTGGCGTTGTAGTAGCGGAACATGCGGTACTCGCCGTCGCGCCGCATGGAGCTGAAGGTCAGCGCCACCATCGGCGCGGCGTCCATCGCGGAGTCGCACAGCTCCTTCGCCCCGGTGCCCGCGGCGTCGTCATAATACGCGCCGGACAGCGCGGCCAGGTCCTTCAGGTCCATCTCATTGACGTTAATGGTCAGCGTCACGCTCTGCAGGTCGCTGCCGGAGTCGTAGATACCGTCGTCGCCAGGGATTTTATATTCCTCGCGCACATCCTCCACCGTGCAGCTGCGGGCGCCCACCAGGGAAGCCTTGTCGCCCGGGGTATACTTGACGGCGGTGTTGTCCGTCAGGGGGAAGTAACTCAGGTTCGCAAACCCGATCAGTCCCTTTTTAGCCATGTTAGATCAATCTCCTTTTAATGTAATGTTTAAATTATTGGTGCTTCCGGATCCGGTTCGGGCTCCGGTTCGGGCTCCGGTTCGGGCTCCGGTTCGGGCTCCGGTTCAGGCGGAGCCGGGACAAGGTTTCCAAACAGCACAACTTCCGCGTAAACGGCGACTGTGCTCTCCGTCCGCCCTGCGGGCATAATGGCCGCCGCGCTAGTCATGCGGCCGATCACCACGCCCATGCCGGTCAGGGGAATCTTGGTCTCGCCTTCGCCGCTGTCCAGCAGGTCAGCGATGGTCTGGCACGTGGTCATCGCGTCCGCGTAGCCGGTGGTCTTCCTGCGCACCTGGATCTGGATGCGGTGCGCGGCGCTGCCGTCGTGCAGGGATGCCGGTGTCTTCTGCCAGCAAAACAGCGCGATGCACTCCGGTGTTATTTTGTAGTCGGGGATGATGTCCAGGTAGATGTTGCTGAGGTTCTTTGTCAGCAGGTAGTTACGGATGGCGTTGAGCATCACAGGCCTCCAAACAGGTCGCTGAGGCTGGCGGCGATTTGTTCCCTGACCTGCTCCGCCTTTTCAAGCGCGGCCTTTTCCAGGAACTTGGCTTCCCCGCCCTGTGGGTGGGCGTACTCTACGTGCTCGTGCTGGGCGGCTGCGTACTTGGCGTTGAATCGCACTTCGCCGCTGATTGTGTCGCCCTCCTCTTCCACCCACAGGCTTCCGCTTCCGCGGAGGGCGCCGGATTTAACAGGCGCCCGGTCCGCCGCGCGCTGCCAGATGTCGCTCACGACCTCCTGCATCCCCGCTTTGGTGAGGTCGCCCGTGGACGACAGCGCGCTCCCCAGTTTTTGCATCACGTCGTCGATGCCGGTCAGTTCAAACGCCACTAAAGCCTCACCTCCCAGTGGTCGGTTCCGCCGTAGAGTCCCTTTTGCTGCTTCACGGCCTTCACCTCCCAATCAATGCTATTCACGCTCACCAGGTCGCCGGGCTTGAGCCGTGTGGTTGTGTAGATGACCGCTTCGGACAGGGATTCCTCACCCTGGCTGTTGAGCACGCGGCTCCGCTGCCAGTCCAGGCGCCCCTTGATGGTCGCCGCCGCGGCATAGGTCTTCCCGCCGGTATAGTCGGTGCCGGTCATGGATTGAACGGAGATGTCTTCCTGCATCAGGCGGTCAAAGCGGCTCATAGGATGTGCACGCTCCCCCCTGCCAGTTTGAGGTAGGGCCTGAGCAGGGCCTTGACAGCCGGGCTCAGCACGGCGTCAAGCCCGATGGCGGTATTGCCGGCGTAGCTCTCGCTTGCGCTGCCGATGCTCAGGCTGGTCACGCCCTGCTGCTGCGCCTTGATGCGCTCCAGGGCGGAAGGGTCGGTCAGGGTCAGCGCCAGGTCGCTGCAGGCGTTGGTCAGGGCCTGGGGGACAGCGGCGGGTGTAACGTCGTCCCTCCACCCGCCATGCCCTGCCGCGTAGGCGTCCAGGATGTCAGCCGCGCTCTGGATGGCCAGGGGTTTGTCCGCGGCCGATACGGCGGACCATGCCGCTGCCGTCAGCCGCGCTGTATGGTAAGTGGTTGCTTGCGAGGTTGTCGCGTAGGTCATGGTCAGCCCCCTTTCAGCTTATTCCGCGCCCTTTGACGCCACAGTGTCATTGCCGGAACCGACAATGAACCCGGTCACAGGGTTGCACTCCACCACCGTGATCTTGTGGCCGGTGGTCAGTTCGATGCCACCGGTCGCTCCGCTGGTCAGCGGGAGCCAGGTGCTGTCCGCGATGTCGCCGTACAGCGGCGCAGGGGCTTCCGTTGCGTGGGTCTTGTACTTATGGACATTGGTACCGGTCAGCGCTTCGGTGACGGTGACCACCGTGAACCCGACCTTGGTGCCGTGGGCGACGGACGCGACCGTCAGCGCGCCCAGCAGGTGGGTTGAGATGAGGCCCTCGATGTCACGGATGACCTCGAGCTTCCCGTCCGCGGGCACCAGCGTGATGCCCATGTAGGTCGCCAGCTGGTTGAGGTCGGCGCGGGACAGCGTGTCCAGCGGCGTCAGCGCGTGCTTGCTGGCATCCACGTCGTACCCTTTTGCCGCTGAGAAGAAGGGCAGGGACGCGTGCCCCTCGGGCAGTGCGGCCGCGCCTTTGACAAACGCGACGCCGCCGGCATTGAATGCGTGCTCCTCATTTGGAGCGAAAATTCTCGGCATAGTTCTTCACCTTTCTTTTTTCTTGGCCGGCCGGGGCGCGGGCTTCACCGGAGCCGGAGGCGGGTCTTCGGGCGGCGCCTCAATGGGGCGCTCCACCCGGTAGCCGTGTGCCTGGAACCAGGCAATCAGCGCGGGGTCGTCAGTCTCTCCGACGCCCCGCTGGAATGCCACGCTTGCGCTGGTTCCGCTGTATTCGTCATTGGGTGCGATAATCCTGGCCATTACTGGACCTTGATTTTGCGGAGCACCCCTGCCGATTTTGTGGCCTTCAGCGCGATGGCCGCGACCATTTCAACCTCGCCCGTCTTGACAGGGCCGGAGGTCGAGTAGTCGGGCAGCCAGGCCCTTACAGGCGGCTGGCCGGCCATGCTGATGCCGTGGAAGCCGTCCATGCCCAGGCGCACCGCGTACAGGCTGGTCAGCCCGCCCGCGTCAATGCCGGACACGGGATCGGTGCTGCCGGGTTTGGCGCCCAGGTCGATGATCGGGATGTTGCCGTACATCTCAACCTGCTGGCCAAAGTCGTTCTTCGTGGTCATGTACATGCCCGCGCGGCGGGCCACGGCGCGGATCTTAGCGATCAGCTTCAGGTTGCCCAGGATGGCGGAGGGCTGTCCGTCCAGACCCATCAGGAACTCGTCCAGGACGTCCAGGAAGGCTTTGTAGTTGGCGTCGAGGTTGGTGCTGGAGTCCAGCACGATGTTCGCGGCCGGGACAAACTCGGTAGAAGAGCCGGTCAGGGCCTTCTCCAGGCCGTCAAAGGCGTTGACGTCCACGGCGCTGTCGCCGTTGATGACGGTGTCGTTGAACAGCGCCTGCGCGGCCTTGATCTTCTGCTGCATCTGCAGGGTGACTTCGGAGACGATGCCGCCCATGCCCGCGATGACGCGGTCGATGTCGAAGCTGCCGCCGAAGATCTTCAGGTCCACAGTGTAGCGCGTCTTGGCCACTTCCTGTGAGTTGTAAGGCACGTTGATGGCGCGGAAGGCCGCGGTGGGCTGGGTGGTGATGCGGGTGTAGCCGTAGGTCAGCGTCGCGCCGCCTCCGGTCGGGCTGACGACGTCAGCGAAGGGGAGGTTGTCCAGGAGATAGTTACTCTTGCGGAACTCGTCGATTACGCCGAGCTGCAGTGCGTCCTGCACGTTTTTCTTGGCTTCTGCTAGGGTTACTGCCATGATTTAGATCATCCTTTCGATTGTGCTTCCAGTCCGGCCTGAATGGCCTCCTGGAGCGACTTGGGTGCCGGGGTTCCGCCGTCGGCGGGCGGGTTGAATCCGGATGTCGGGGGGGCTGAGGGGGCTTTTGCCGGCTCAAACAGGTACGCGTCGCTCTTCTGCAGGCCTTCCAGGGCTTCCTTGAGGCCTTTCACGCTGCCGTCGTCCTGCAGCTCCAGCTTGTCCGCCTCCAGCAGTGCCTGGACCGCTTTCGCGTTCTTGGCCTTGGCCTGGGTGAGGGCGACCTGGATGGCGGCATCCTTGCGTGCCTGCAGCACTGCGCCGTCCTTCTGCTTGAGCTGTTCCTGCAGGTCGGTGATGGACTTGGCGGCGTCTTCGCCCGCCTTCAGCTTCGCGTTCAGGCCGTCAATGGCCTTGTCGCGCTCCGCCAGCTGGCCTTCCAGCGCCTTCTTGTCATCGTTGACCTGCTTGAACCTGTCGTAGGGGATGTGGTCCTTGAGTACCTTGTCGGCTGCTTCCTCGTTGAGGCCCAGCGCCATCAGCTCCTGCTTGGTCATCCTGTTCTCCTTCGCGCACGCTTTTTACGGGGTCGCATCCCGCTTGCGCGTGAGGGATTACCGCTCCCTCGGGCGAAATGTATTTATGCAAAAGCCGCACGTGTGACGGCGCGGCTGGTTGCCGGGGAATGAAAAAGCACCCTGCTTTCGCGTGGTGCTTGGGATTTGTTTGGGCTGTCTTAGTCTTTGGGCTCCCAGAGGATTTCTGCCACCTGGCTCCGGGAAACTGTTCTTAACCAGTCTGGATGCAAAGGAACAGCGGGATCTGAGTCAGCGGTATCTATGAGATATCCTTCTGATGAATCCGTGAAGACTTCTACAACATCGCCAACTGCGCCGTCAACTAACTGCACGCGGCTATACTGCTTAATGTGCACTCGTATCCACCTCCTTGATCAATGCTGTAGCCAGCCATGTTTCGTTTCCTTTGCTCTGCCATCCGAGGACCACATTAGCCGGCCGCCCCCTCTCTCCCCAAAGTACAACCTTTTGCTCGTAGTTCCTACCGTGCTCTCCCTGTTGTCTGAGCGTCGCAGGGTATTTGGGGGCTGCTTGCAAAATCTTGCTTTGCAGGGACTGCCAGTTACTTGAATCATACCCCAGCCTGCGCGTAAAAGCAACGCCTTTTGCGATGCCGCCAGCGTTTTTTGGATTGAACAGGTATTCTGTGAATTTCGCGTCAGCCGCGGTCGTTTTCACGGCATTCGGCAGAGCCAGCTCAGGGTGTTGGAGCAGCTTGTTTTGCCTGGCATAGTCCAGCCGCATGAATTGATAGTTCTCGCTATCCATCCGCTTCATCGCCCGGAACCCGCTCAGCGTCTTGGGCGCGTCATCGCCCAGCACCGCCTTGTACCGCTCCCACTGCTTCCGGTCGCGCAGCCGCTCGGCGTTCTCCCGCTGTGCCTTCTCATAGCGCAGCCGCTCCGCCTCGCCGCGCGGGTCCAGGTCGAAGGGCTTCTCCGCCTCGCCCAGCGCCTTTTGCTGCTCGTCCGCCTCCTTCTGCGTCCAGATGTAGGGCAGCAGCCGGTGCGCGCAGTTGTGTGTTATAATGTCATTGGCAAGATACCAACCAGAACGGGTGTGGAGGTTAAAGACATGGCCGCTAAAAAAATTGAACTCAACATGGACCACATCAAGAAGCTCTACCTGTCCGGAAAGACTGTTAAACAGGTTGCATCCATCCTCGGTGTTAGCGTCGGTAGGATTGAAAAACAAGCCAAAGCTGAAGGAGTTGTCTTCAGGGAGCTCAGGCCAACTATCGCTGGAAAACCAAGAAGTGATAGAAAGTCGCTCCCGGTCGAGGAAATTGTCAGAATGTACGAAAGTGGTATGTCCAAGCATGCAATTGCAGTCCACTTCAAGGTTGGGGATATGACCATCAGCAACCGGCTTTCTGAAGCGGGTTACCCACCTGCGAAAACTCGTTCTAAAGCGACTAAGCAGATGATGGCAAGACTGCCCCCAGAGGAGCGGATTGCGCGTGTAAGCGCCGCTCATGACGCGGTCCGGGGTATGACTCGGACGGAAGAAGATCTGAGAAAACGGGCGCTTGGCAAAGAGCGGGCAGCGAGATTTAAGTCTGTTTACGAATTGGCTTTCAAGGATTTTCTTGTCACCAAAGGGTTCTCGTTCGTTCCGCAAAAAGCTATTGGCATCTACAATTGCGACTTTGCCGTAGGAACCGTCGCCGTGGAACTGTTCGGGGGTACCTTCCACGGTGTAGGTAGACACGCTACCCGCCTTCCTGAGCGCATGCGGTACATCCTCAATGAGGGTTGGAACTTGTATATCGTTTGGGTCCTGTCCAATGAAAAAGTCATCTTTCCTAACGTACTTGACGACTTTATCGCCTTTGAGGAGCGCTCCCGCCTTGACCCAACCTTTCGGGGTCAATATCGGGTGGTTTGGAGTGACGGTGAGCTTGTTTCCACCGGAGACGGAAATAGTAACAACTTCGCCAATGTAATTCCTGCGGGTATGCGCCATGACGCCCTTAGCAAGAACAGACGTCCCTGATACAAAGCAGTTGGGATGCACCGTCTTATAGGTCGGCCAGCGCGGCATACCCTCCCGGATGTGGGGGAATTGTCGCCTGGGATCCCCCTCCGGCAGCTCCTCCGCCTCCACCGTGCGGTACACCCGCCCCTGACGGGGCGCGCACACGCGGCAGGTGGTGTTGTGCGCGGTCATCTTGACCAGCACCTGGCCCATCTCGCCCATCATGTTGAGCGTGCCGGTGTTGGTCGCCTCGGCGGTGGTCGTTCTGGCCACCAGCTCCGCGTAGCTGTCCAGCCGCATGCTCCCGCGGCCATCCCTAAAGGGCACCCTGGCAAAAAAGCCCTCTTCGTCCAGCCGTGTTTCCAGCAGCTTGGTGGTCTCTCGCACGGTCAGCATCTCTGAGAATTTTTTGGCGGTCACCTCAACGCCTACCCGGCGCACGACATCCTGGGCCTGTCTGGCCACCAGGCTATTGGTGATTTGCAGGAAGTCCTGGGTGTTTTGGGCCATGATCTCCACTGCGCGCGTGTTCAGCCCGCCAAAGGCTGCGCTGGCGATGGCGCGGGTGTCCGCGGACGCCGCCTGATACGCCAGCCGTGCGCCGCGCGCATAGGCGGCAGGGATGGCCTCCTGCGCCCAGGCGGCTGTGTCCACGTTCAGCCGACGCAGCTCCCGGTCAATCTGCCTGATCAGCTCCTCCTGATAGTAGGTGCTGGTGCCGTAGACCCTCCGGCGTCCTATATCGGCCAACAGCCGCTTGCGGCTGTCCTGGTAGATTTTCACCAGCCGCTCCGTCTGCGTCATACGCCCTCGCTGTTCTCATACCCCGGGTCGTCCTCCTCCTCGGCCTGGCGGCTACTGAAGCTGTCCAGCATGGGCATGGCGGCCTCCTGCTCCTCCCGGATGCTCGCAAGCTCGCTCTCCGCGTCGTCCTCGTCCAGCTCATCCAGTTCCATGATGGCGCGCTTGATGCTCTGGGTCTGCTTGCCGCCGGTGCGAAGGTCAGCGATCTGCGCCTGCTCCAGCGGGTCCCTCGGCAGCACATCCGGCCAGTCGATGTAGAGGGGCTTGTCCTTCAGGTCTGTGCCTGAGAGCGCGGCCGCGGCGACCATCGCCTGCTTGATAGCCGGGGTGAAGCGGTTGCGCAGGCGGCTGATCTTGCTGATCGCCCCGTAGAGCATCCGCCGCATCGCTGCGCCCGAGGGCACCGCGCCCTGCTTGTCGGTCATGTCAGACAGCAGCGCGCCCATCTCGCTGATCACCCGGATCAGGCTCAGAAGGCGCTCAATCTGCACGAAGTTGGCTTCCAGCTGCGCTTCCCAGGTGGTGTACTTGATCTCCCCGCCCACGCCGCCGGAGCTGTTGATAAAGTATTTGCCAGGGATAAAGACGCGGTGCGTCTCCCTGGTGTTCGGGTCGGTGTAGTCCGTCAGCGCCTCCTCCGGCCCCTGCATCGTCGGGTCGGTGTGCCGGTCCAGCACGCGGCTGATCTGCGCCAGGCGCACCTCCAGTTCGCACACCAGGCTCTGGATGTCGTTGTAGTCGTCTGTGCCGTGCACCTGGTCGCTGCTGCGCAGGTTGTTGACCGGGATGATGGCAAAGCCGTCAATGCCCGTCTGCTCAATCCTGGGGGTGCCCAGCATCGCGCCGATGGAACCCTCCTGCATCAGGTAGTCGCGCACCTCCACACTACCCTTGCTGTGAATCTCCACGCGCAGGTACTTCTGCGTGCGCGAAAGGCCCATGACCGCGATCTGCTTTTCATAGGGCACCGCCAGCACGTGCCAGAGGATCCGGCGCAGGTTGGCCGCGTCCACGACCGGGTACCAGCAGTCCGGGCGGCTGATGTCGATGATGCCCTTCCCGGTCTCATCCCGGTGCACGTACAGCAGGCCGTCCCCGTATCGGCTGGCGTCCAGCGCGCAGGTGAACAGGGTATCCTGCAGGTCGCTGCGGTCGTCGATGTCTTGGACCGCCTGCATCATCGCCTCATCGCGCTCAGCGCCTGCCACGATGCCAGGCGCCTTGTTGAACAGCATCCCCGCGGTCGTCACGCTGATGAGCTTGAAGTAGTTGACGCACAGCTCATAGCTGGTGGGCAGGGCGAGGCCCAGGCTCTCCGCTGCGCGGAGGGTGCGGCTGAGCGAGTCCTTGAACACGGACGCGTGGTCCGCCTGGAACAGCAGGCGGTTGGCCACATAGGTGTCCAGGCGTTCCTTTTCGCTGGGCGGCGGCCAGGGCTTGCCCCGGTCCAGGAAGCTCAGGT